GATTTCGTAACAGGCTTCGAGCATATCACACCTGGATATAAAATGGTTTATCAGGTGATGGATGCGTCGAAGTTTGGGGTGCCCCAGAGTCGCATGCGCACATTCTTCGTGGGAGTAAGGAGTGACGTTTTCGAGGCTCTGGGGCTGGAGGAGTATGAACTTGCTGGTCGGATTTATCCTATGTCCAGCACATCGCAAGGTGTATCTATCGGAAGCGCGATAGAAGGGATTGATAATGATCCAGCAGAAGTTCAAATGCTCCTCGATTTCTGTGAGAGCAGTTTCCAAAAGAAATTCGTCGAGACTATGGCTTTCAATCCAACGAAGACTTTGAAGCCAGGACTCGTCAATGGTAAACTCTCTTGTTTCAATATGAAACGTCCATCGCCAAATCGTCCTTCTCCTACGCTCACGCAAATGGGTCAGCAACGTTCTGCCTCTGGTGTTATGCACTACGCTGCAAATAGGAAATTGACAATCAAAGAAATGAAGCGTATAATGAGTCTTCCTGATGACTACGAACTCACTGGCACGTTTGATCAGCAGGCTGAACGAATCGGTCGTATGGTAGCACCAAAGATGATGGGTGCTCTTGCGACTAGCATCTATGAAAATATCTTGAAGCCATATAAGGAGTTACAGAATGACAGGTAAGTTCACGTTCGCTACACGCGAAGAAGGATTCGACGAGCACATTGACACATCCATCCGTGGATATAATGATCTATGGAATGACGTCGTAGATTATTCTCAGTATTTTGTGGAAGACTACACAAGCGTCGTTGATATCGGTTGCTCGACCGGTAAGATGCTTAAATACATGATCGCTCAAAACACATTCGCTCCGAACGCACAGTACACGGGCGTAGAGATCGAAGAGGCGTTCTGGAGCACATACGAACAGGATACGAAGGACTATTTGAACCTGGACTATCATCAGGGCAACGCCAACGATTTCCACTTCTATAACTGCTCGTATGTCACGTCAATCTTCACACTTCAGTTCATGTCGCATCAGGATCGCTCGCGAGTGATCAATAGCGTGTTCCAAGGTTTGAATCCTGGTGGTGCTTTCGTGTTCGCTGAGAAGACGATGCCAGAGAATGTTCGTGTCCATGAGATGCGTACCTTTACCTACTACGATTACAAGCGTCGCACATTTACCTCGGATGACATTTTGGATAAGGAGCGCCAGCTCCGCCACATGACCAAGCCCAATACCCGCGAAGAGATTTTCGATATGTGCCGCACAGCGGGCTTTACCGCGATCGATACCTTTTGGCAGAACCACGCCTTTACGGGGTTCATTGCGTTAAAATCTCCGTTAGCTTCGTAACACAAAAAGATACAAAAATAATACTCTAGTGAATCCAATGACTTAGCAGTAAGTCGCTGTTTTTGCTAGAGTTTTTTTGTGGGTTTTTTGCCGATTTCCTGGGGTAGGGGCCTTGACAATCAGCCGTAAGCGAGTTACAATGATAATATGATGATAACTCGAAAGGAGCCGCTTATGCCTACCAACCAGCTCGAAGCCCTTTATACCGACCTTTTGGACTATGCCGACGAAATCGTGGCTGATTACGCCCGCTTCGCTTCAGCCAGTCCCTATAGCAGCGCTCACGCTACCGCTGAGCGTATTGCTGAGTTTAAGGTTACTTTCGAAGAGGGGCGTAAATTCATCAAGGTGGTCACCAACCACGGTAACGAGCACCGCTCAGTCCACTCCTTTATCATTAAGGAGCCTACCAAGGGCTTCGCTTTCGGCGATATCGCCAAGGCCGCCAGCTGGAAAGCGCCCGCTTTGAATTTCCCTCGCGGGAACGTTGTTGCCGGCCAATACGGCGAGGCCCAAATTAGCTGGGCTGGATGCAGCTGAGGGGCTTGACAATCAGTTCAAAGCCCCTTACAATGAAATAATAGAGTTAGAAAACGGAGCTTCACCATATGACCAGCAAGTTCATCGTTTACGGCAGCCACTACGGTTCCGACGAGCTTCCCGAGATCGTGGCTTATGCCGCTACTCGCGCCGAGGCCGAGGCCATCATCGCTGGCGAGCCCACCGAGGTCATGGAAATGGCCAGCTTCGACTTTTATCTTATCGCCGAAGAGTTTGGCGATAGTGTTCGTTTCACGTCCGACGCAATGTTAGGAGGCTAAAATGGCCATGACCAAAGTCAGTCAGTTCATACGCAAATATCCGTCGGTCGATGGCTATACCCTGATTTGCGTATTGCAGGAAATCAGCCGTCGAACCCAAGCTTCGCCTGATACTCTTCTATCAGTCGCCCTAGTCGACAAGAACGCCGCTGACTACCTTATCGGTGTTGTTTCCCGTCTCGAACAGAACGAAAGGATTCTCCAATGAACATCAACCAGATCCGCGAGCAACTTGAAATGCTCGAGTCCAATTATGGGATGGCTATGGATTTCGAAGCCTATCCCTTGGCTAATCATATTCTGAAGCAGATTGACACTCTGCGAGCAGAGCTTTCTCGCCTGATAACCGAGGATGATCCATACACCACTGAGGCTGATGTTCGCTATTTCGAAGATCGCCAAGACGAGCAACGGGCTTGGTACGACACATCCGCTGAACTGTATTGAGGAGAACGCACATGGATGATAAGACTGAAGTCGTCAAGATCATTGGCGCGATGTTTTTCCAACTTCTCTGCCTTATCGCTGGTATCACGTTCATCGGAATGGGCACGAACGCCTATGTTGCCGTTGGCGTATTGTGTTTGCTCCTATATACTAACATGGCGAAAGATCCGTCTTGACAACTGAGCGCCAACCAGCTATCATTAGTAAATGATGAAGGAGAAGGCAATGGCTGAATCTACAAAAATGGTCCGTCCGGGCGGAGAGCTCGATAAGCTCGCCAAACTGCTTGCGGCTGAGAACATCACCGTTGAGCATAAGCCCATTCGCACAGCTTATTTCGACGTGAAGAATCGTGTCCTTGGCTTGCCTATGTGGGATGAAATGAGCGAGGCGCTCTATCATATGCTCGTGCTCCACGAAGTCGGTCATGCGTTGGAAACTCCAGCCGATGCTTGGAAGGGCGCGATTGACAACGCCACCAAAGAACACGAATCTAAGCGTGTCGGTCAAACGTTCCAAGGCTACATGAACGTGATCGAAGACGCTCGCATCGAGCGCAAGATTAAGAACAAGTTTCCTGGCTCGCGCAAAGATTTCATCGATGGATACAACTATCTCCACGAGAAAGATTTCTTTGAGCTGGCTAATCGCGAAGTTGATAATCTGTCTCTCATCGACCGTATCAATCTCTACTTCAAGCTTGGTACTCGTATCCGTATCAAATTCTCGGAAGAAGAGCGTGTGTTCGTCCGCCGTGCTGAACAGACTATCACGTTCGACGACGTTGTTAAGCTGTCTGAAGATCTTCTTGCTTGGGCCAAGATCAAGAAAGAAGATGAGGACAATCGCGACGTATCTACTAGCCTTGCTGATGACGAAGACGAAGACGGCGAAGGTCAAGAGTCCGACGACTTTGATGACGAGGACTACGGTGACGGCGATGAGTCGGACGACAGCGAAGATACCGAGGAAGATGGCGAAGAAGAGGATTCCGATTCTGAAGCCAACTCTCCTGGCACCAAAGGTGGTAAGTCCGATCCGCTCGATGGAGTAGAAGAGGCTACGACTGATCGTGCCATGAACGATCGTATGGAAGAACTTCTCGATCAGTCGCTGACTGGCCGTGACTTTCGCTATATCTCCTTTCCGAAGGATATTACATACGAGCCGTTCACATACGATTATCAGGCTATCATTAAGATGATTGAGCACGATTTCGCTCGTGCTTCCAATCGTTCTGTGCTGATGGAATATCGTCAAAGGCTTCTGACTGCGTTCCGTTCGGAGAACAACAACGCCATTAACTATATGGTGAAGGAGTTCGAGATGAAGAAGGCTGCTGTTTCGTATGCGCGAAGCAAGCAGGCTAAGACTGGCGTCATTGATACCAATAAGATTCACTCTTATAAATTCAACGACGACATTTTCCGTAGACTTACGATTGAGCCTACCGGCAAGAATCATGGGCTCGTAGTCATTCTGGATATGTCTGGTTCTATGTCCTCGAGCATTCGTGGAGCGATTGACCAGCTTGTTTGCTTGACTATGTTCTGTCGTCGTGTCGGTATTCCTCATCGTGTCTATGGCTTCACGAGCGTGATGGCTGAAGCTGATAAGGACTATCATCTGTCGATGCAGAAGCGCAAGGATATGCGTCTTGCTATCCAGCGTCGTATCGGTAACAAGGACTATGTTTTCCCTGAGGATGATTTCAGTCTCATCGAAATGTTCCATGAGAAAATGTCTCTCAAGGATTTCAATACCATGACTGGTGCTCTTCTCTTGGCTGCGCAGAAATATAATATGCGTGGCGATGATGAATTTGCTACCAAGAATGGATATAGCTGTGCGTCGAATCTTGTTCAGAATGGATTCGGATACGGCAAAGATATGAAATACTTCTCTCTCGGTGGTACACCGTTGAACTGTGCGCTGCTCGTTTCTCGTGATCTGATGAAGAAGTTCCGCAAGGAAAAGAACGTTCAGATTATGAATTTCGTTTGCATCACAGATGGCGAGAGCAACTGTCCTTCGTATTGGTCTTATCGCCCGCACGATCGCGGAACGCATTATCATACGTCTCTGCCTCACTATCAGCACAGAACTGATAATACGACTCGCATCTTCGTGGACGAGGAGTCTCGTGTTCAGACGAGAATCAACTTCCAAGAGCAGCACGAAATTACGGGTATGTATGCTCGTACCGTTCGTTCTTCTCAGAACGCCACGTTCGTTGGCTTCTATATCGTCGGGGGTCCTTACGATATCCGCCATATTGGCTATCGTTACTGCAACAAGGACCATGATGGCCTGATGAATCAGTGGAAGAAGGAAAAAGGCTGCGTCGTCAAGGGTATGCTCAACTTCGATGAGTTTTATCTCATTCAGGGTGGGCGTTCACTCCAAGCCCAACAGGCTAAATTCGATGCAGTTTCGGACATGAAAAAGGGGCAGCTTGCTAAGGCGTTTATCTCCGCCCAGAACAAACGTGGAGCTTCTCGCGCGGTATTAGGTCGTTTCATCCAAACAATCGCTGCGTGAGGATATGGGCGGGGAAATAGTTCTTGACATTTCCCCGCCGGCCCTATATACTTAGCATATGATGAAGGAGAGAGCCATGTTCAAGGTATCGTATACTCTAAAGTCGGAAGACAAGTTGCTCGTCGATGAGTCTGCCACATTTCGCTATATGAAGGACGCCTTCGTGTTCATGCGCGAACTTCTTTCGCTTAACGGGCTTGTTGGTAAGCCAATGATTGAGCGAATTAAGTCTTGACAATTACCACGCCACGTGGTACAATATATTATATGATGAAGAAAGGTGAATCTAATGCTTAAGGCTGGTCAAATCAAGTTCCTCGAGTGCGCCATCGCTCAGTTTGGCGTCGAAGCTGTTGTTCCCGTTGCAGAGCTGGTCGCTCTGGCTGAGTCGAACGGCTTTGTTAATACAGATCATCATTGGCTGTATAAGCCAGCATATCGTGCTGGGCGTGCTGTGTATAAGCTTCCCACCCACGATACTTCTTCCGTAAAGCAAAAGGCGCCTACGCCTCAAGTTGATACGACTTCCATTGCAGCCATGGCGGCTGACATCGTTCCTATTCGCAAAGACGCTCCTGTGACCAAGAAGTTCAATCCGAACGCCATTTCGGAGCATGAATATGCGCAGATTCCTGCCAAAGACAAGAACTATGTGCCCTTTGGCGAGTTCAAGATGATCGAGAAGATTATCGCTTCTGGTCAGTTCTTTCCTGTGTTCATCTCTGGTCATTCTGGTAACGGCAAGACTTTCATGGTCGAGCAGGCTTGTTCTAAAGCCAAGCGTGCGATGATTCGTGTTCAGATGTCTCGCGAGACTGACGAAGACGATTTGATTGGCGGCTTCCGTCTCATCGAAGGAGAGACGAAGTTCATGAAAGGCCCAGTGCTTCGCGCGATGGAAATCGGTGCGCTTCTGCTCATCGACGAGGCTGATCGTGCTGATCCAGGCAAGGCTATGTGTCTTCAGGGTATTCTCGAAGGCAAGCCCTATTACATGAAGAAGACTGGTGAGATTGTTACGCCAGCTCCTGGCTTCAACGTGATTGTTACTGCTAACACGAAGGGTCGTGGTTCTGACGATGGTCGCTATGTTGCGGCTACCATGCTCGACGATGCTTGGCTTGAGCGTTTCCCGATCACTATCGAGCAGGAATATCCTACTGCTTCGATCGAGAAAAAGATCTTGACAAATTATCTCAGTGACACTACAATGACTGAAGATGATAAGTCATTGGTCGAACATCTCACCGTGTGGTCTGAGATTATTCGCAAGACTTTCAGCGAAGGCGCTATCGACGAGCTTATCTCTACTCGTCGCCTCGTGCATATCGCGCAAACCTATCGTATGCTTGGCGATCGTATGAAAGCGATTCGCTTTTGCATTAACCGTTTCGACGAAGAGACCAAGACTGCGTTCTTGGACCTCTATAGCAAGGTTGATCCTACGATCAATCCCGTCACCGAAACTCCGGCAGCCACCACTGCGGAGAACTCTCAGGAAATTGCTTTCTGAGAGTAACCTAAACCACCAATGGAGTATATAATATGACTAAGACCGAATCGCTTCTCGCTGCTCTTCAGAACGGCGAAGAGTTCACTGTTGCTCAGATCCGTGCTCGCTTCGGCACTGGCAATCCGCATGAGGCTATCCGTTCTCTTCGTGAGAAGGGCTTTGCGATTTATCTCAACGATCGCAAGAACTCAAAGGGTGAAGTCGTTACCAAGTATCGTCTCGGTAAGCCTTCGCGCAAGATGGTTGCTGCTGCTTATGCCGTTCTTGGCGGATCAGTGTTCGACAGCCGCGCTGCTTAATCGACTATATAATGGGAGGGGGGATGACCCCCTCTCATCTTTTTTTATGGAGCTTTATTAAATTGTCAACTGATAATCGTGAACCTTGGGAGCATCTCAAGGGACTATCCGTCACCGTTCGCAACAATGACATGAACGGTGCTTTGCGCATTTTGAAGAAGAAAGTTCAGCGTGAAAATCTTTTGCGAGATTTGGCTGAACGCGAGCATTATACGAAGCCGTCTATGAAGCGTCGTATGAAACAGCAACAGGCTGTTGTTCGTTGGAAAAAAAAGCAAGCTGAGATTGCAGAATCGCTTTGAACGAACATATATAATAACGTAATAAACATTTGGAGTAGTCATGGCAGCAATTGAAGTTTCAGTATCTATCGAAGAATTGCGAACAAGAAAGATTTTCGTAGCAACGCCAATGTATGGCGGTATCTGCGGAGGAATGTATACCAAGTCCACAGCTGATCTAGCATCAATGGCAGCGAACTATGGTATGGATGTTCGCTTCTTTTATCTCTTCAACGAATCTCTAATTACACGTGCACGAAATTATCTCGTGGACGAATTTTTGCGTTCTGATTGTACCCATCTCATGTTCATCGACTCGGACATTGGCTTTGATCCAAACGACGTTATTGCGTTGTCTGTTATCGCTGCGCCAGGATCCGATAAAGATATCGTGTGTGGCGCTTATCCTAAGAAGTGTATTGCTTGGGAAAAGATTAAGCGAGCAGTCGACAAAGGTTTCGCTGATAAGAATCCAGAGAATCTTGAGCGTTATGTTGGCGACTATGTGTTCAATCCCAAGGCCGGAACTGGTACTATCGCGCTCGACGAGCCAGTAGAAGTCCTTGAAAGTGGAACTGGCTTCATGATGATTCAGCGTTCTGCTCTGGAGAAGTTCCAAGCCGCGTATCCTCAATATATGTATCTGCCTGATCACGTTCGCACAGAGCATTTCGACGGCACTCGTGAAATCCTTATGGCGTTCCAAGCTGAAGTAGATCCAGAATCTAAGCGTTATCTATCAGAAGATTATTGGTTCTGTCAGAAGGCACAGGCTATTGGCCTCAAGACTTGGCTCTGTCCTTGGATGAAGCTCCAGCACATGGGTTCTTATGTGTTCGCTGGTTCTCTCATGGATCTTGCTCAAATTGGCGCAGGCGCAACAGCTGATGAGACGTCTATGCCTAACAAGATCAATAAGAAGAAGTGATCTTGACATTTCGTTCATACTATGATAATATGATGCTATTGGAGTTTGCATGATGAAACTATCTAAAGAAACAACTGAAATCCTTAAGAACTTTGCCGCGATTAATCCTTCGCTTATCTTTCAGATGGGTAGTGTCCAAAAGACCGTAAGTCCCCAGAAGACTGTATTGGCTAAAGCTAATATCTCAGAATCGTTCGACAAGGAATTTGCCATCTACGACTTGACGCAGTTTATTTCAACTGTATCAATGTTCGAAGATCCCGACCTCAATCTTGGTGCTGACTCAGTCGTCATCTCCAACGGTAGATCAAAGACGACATTACGCTATGCTAAGAGTGACCTTATTCAATCAGTTCCTGCGAAGGAAATTACTCTCCCTTCAACAGAGATCTCGTTTGTGCTGGAAGCTGCTTCTTTGCAATCTGCGCTTCGAGCGTCGGGTGTTCTGGGCCTACCTGAGCTTGCTCTCGTCGGACGTGGAGGCATCGCGTATCTTGCTGCGCTGGATTCGCGCAACGAGGGCTCGAACACTTTCATGTGCGAAGTCGGAAAAGCAGAAGTCGACTACAGAATGATTTTCAAGATCGAGAATCTCAAGATCTTGAATCGTGATTATGATGTCCGTGTATCTGCGAAGGGTATCTCTCACTTCAAGTCGAAGACGGGAGATGTAGAATACTGGATTGCTACAGAACAAGGTAGCAAGTACGGTGCGTGATAATGGGGGAGCTTCGGCTCCCCTTCCTTCTTTATAGTATGGAAATGTGAAATGAAAAAACTCGTTCATAACATCAGTAATGAAAAACGCATACTTGTTAATGAAATCGTCAGACGTGGATTTGAGCAACCATTCTATCCAATAGACGTGAAACTCATTTACAAGTCCGGTATATCGCCTCATGTGAACATGAGCATTATAGGTGGAGTGCCTATTCATTCGGCAGGCATATACGCGATATATGCTTCAAACGGTAATCAAACTGATTGTGTTTATGTTGGTGAATCTTATTGGTGCGTGAATCTTCGAGTGAGAAAGTTTTTCCTAGAGCTGGCTGATTGTTCTCATCCAGATGAATATCATGCTGGTGCTCGAAGAGCTAAACGAAGCGGATATGCGATCAATTCTCATTCTTATAAAGTGAAATTCATATCTTGGACTGAGATCGAGAACATTATGGATATTCATAAGATGGATACAGATGTCGAATATATCGACGAAAATATCGCTCGTATACTTAGATCTAAGTTTAACGGTTCAACCTATGCTCAGTTTGGTTATAATGGACCAAGCCTCAAAGAATTTTTTATGGAGAATGTGTAATGCGCGAAGAATTCCTCTGGGTTGAAAAGTATCGTCCTCGCAAGATTGCGGATTGCATTCTTCCTGAAGATCTAAAGACTACGTTCCAACAATTTGTGAACGACGGCAGCATTCCCAATCTCCTTCTCACTGGCACAGCTGGCGTGGGAAAAACTACAGTCGCGCGAGCGATGCTCGAAGAGATTGACGCAGACTATATCGTGTTCAACGGTTCCTTGAATGTCAACAAAGACTCTCTGCGAACTGATATCGCACATTATGCCAGTACAGTCTCGATGACTGGCGGACGCAAGTATGTTATCCTAGACGAAGCTGATTATCTTGACGCTCATCACGTCCAACCTTCGCTTCGTAATTTCATGGAAGAGTTCTCATCGAACTGTGGCTTTATCCTGACGTGTAATTTCGTCAATCGTCTCATCGATCCGCTCCACTCACGTTGCTCCGTCGTTGAGTTCAAAATTGGCAACAAGGAGAAGGCTGATTTGGCTTCGCAGTTTATGAAGCGAGTTGGCACTATCCTAGACACAGAAGGCGTCACATTCGACAAGAAAGTTCTAGCCCAGATTATCACGAAGCATTTCCCCGACTGGCGTCGCGTTCTCAACGAGTTGCAGCGATACTCAGCTCGTGGCTCGATTGACGCTGGTATTCTAGCCCAAGTAGACAACGTGGAGATCAAGGAGCTCCTAAAGTATCTGAAAGCTCGCGAATTCGAGAATATGAGGAAGTGGGTAGCCCAAAACGCGAGTATGGACGTCAACGTTCTCTTTCGTAAGTTATATGACGCTGCGTCGGAGATTATGAAGCCTGAGTCTATTCCGCCTCTCGTACTCGCGCTCGCGGACTATCAGTACAAGGCAGCGTTCGTCGTAGATCAGGAAATCAATATGGCTGCTTGCATGACGCAGGTGATGATAGACTGCGAATTCAAATAGACCTTGACATCTGTGCGTACCCGTGGTACAATTATATTATGGTGAACGTGAAAGGAACTTTGTTATGGCTTACACCGAATACGAAGAAATCGACGCTCTTGCGACTATCATCTGCGATATGGTCAAGAATAAAGATCAAAAGCTGAAGCGAGCGTGGGCTGATAAAGATCAGATGCTCATGTGGTATGAAGGCAAATATCGAAATCAAGTTCGAGAAGTCCATCTGGATGAAGAACATGTAAGCAATATCGTATATAGGATTGAGGCTTCTGGTCATTCGGATAATGCTAATCCGATTTTGTGTTATGAAGAAATCATTGACAGCGAAACTGTTCTGATTGTTGCTGATGGGAACAACACCAATGCGGCGCTCCTGCGTGCGGACAAGAAAGGTTATATCAGCATTGAAGGCACAGACGTTCTTATAATCCCCGAAGATCTTATTCCGAATGATGTTGTTGGTAAGAAGCTTCTTCTGGATGCGATTGGCGCAGAAATGAATGTTTCTACTGTCATCAAGAAGGGGATGATGCCTCGCGATCTTCGAGCTATGGTTAAGCGTCACAAAGACGCTGGTGTTGATATTGATGACAAAGCATATCGAGCTATGCTTCGACGTAAGTTTCAGATGACAGCATTAGATGTTTCGTCTAATGTCAGCAAAGCCAAATCTGAGGCACAACGCGAGCTGAAGAACGATCTTCATAACTTTCATCAATATACCACAGGCGACGGTGAATATTTCAAGCGAGTTCGTACGATACGATTCAATAAAGAAAATCGTAGCGTAGGAGTATGTTGGGCTGTTGTGGATCGTTGCAAGTGGATTCCTGAAACTCTCGGAAAAGCAATGGGTCTTTCTATGAATCACGCTGAGATTCATATCGTGTTCCATTTCAAAGACTTCGAAGATACTTCGTTTCAGGCTCAGGCCGAAGCATATATCGCTTCGTTTTCTAAGAAGTATGGGATCGCGTTCTCGTACGAATTTCTGCCGTGGAAACAAGGTGAGGCTGAGGTATGATGTACATTTATGCTATGGCTTCATCGAAAGACGCAGAGCGTAATATATACAAAGTAGGTGAATCTGAATTGTTGTCTGGCGTAGAAGCCCGCCGCGAAGAACTGGATACTCACTACGATGAAATCCATACACACGCCATTTGGTCATTGAACGATGTTAATCATATAAAATGTGATCACATCGTTCATAAACATTTCAAAGAAAGCAGACTAAGAAAGAATCGTGAATGGCTAAATGTTCCTCTAGAGGAAATCGACACAGCTGTCAGATTAATTTTTAGTAATGTATCGAGGATTATGTGAGCAATCCTTTTGTCTATGCAGACAGTGTGAGCTATACCAAAAAGAACCTGATGCGTAAGACAGGGAACGATGAACTAGCTGAGAAGGGATACAAACCCTATCTGGTTAATCGAACTCTGTCTTACCATCAGGACGCAATCCTATACGCAAACGAGATGAATCTTCGATCTAGCCTTGATTCGAAGCTCCAATATGAGTTTTTGCTAAATAGCCTGCGGAAGCGTCAGCGATATTCAAAATGGAAAAAAGAAAAGACTGGCGCATCCGTTGAAATGATCATGGAGTATTTTGGCTATGGTCGTGCTAAGGCGGAGCAAACATTGCGTGTCTTGACCGATGATCAGCTTACCATGATCGAGATTGCTCTCGATAAAGGTGGAAAAGGATGAACGCATCGGTTGAAAATATGATTGAAGTCAAGCTTCGATCAGCAGAAGATTTCCTAAAAATCCGTGAAACATTAACTCGTATTGGCGTCGCGTCTCGACGCGATAAAGTGCTGTTTCAATCGTGTCATATCCTGCATAAGCAGGGACGCTACTATATCGTTCACTTCAAAGAATTATTTGCCCTCGACGGAAAGCCTACTAACTTTTCGGAAGAGGATATCGCTCGTCGTAATACGATTACCAATTTGCTTGCTGAATGGGATCTCATTGATATCGTAGACGCTGAGAAGACTAAAGAACCATCTGCTCCGTTGAACCAGATTAAGATATTGGCTCACAAGGAAAAGAACGACTGGAAACTGGAAGCCAAATATAACATCGGTAAAAAGAAGACCGTTGAATAGAATTTGTATGCGACGCATATAAATAAAACGTGACGCCCTCGGGGTCACATATTTTAAACCTTGCCTAACAGGAGGTAATACTATGACTAAAGACTACGCACAAATCCCATCACCATTCGCATCTTTCGATCCTTTCTCTGTCGGTTTCGACAAGACATTCAAGCTGCTTTCATCGCAGTTGGATGGAATCGGAAAGAAC